AAGTAGAAACAACAGAAGGTGAAGACGCTGTTAAGGCCAAGGCAGAAGCCTTTTCTGAAGCGTTGTTGGCCTTGACTCAAACTGGAAAGAAGAATGGCCGAAATTAAACCTATTGGTATCCTAAACCATAGTAATCACAGCGCCAAGCGTAGTGAACATTATCATGCTCGAGTAATCGGACAACCACAACCATTTAATAACAGTGGTTTAAATGTTACTAAAACTAGAGATTCAAAAACCCGAGAAAGAGTTAAAACAGCTAAAGCACAAGAGAAAATGCAAAGCACACGCCCAGGGCAAACGGCACAGCGTGGATTAGGCGGTTGATACACAAAGCTAAATAACATAATAACAAGGACACAGAATGCCATTAATTAAAGGTAAAAGCAAAGGTGCTTTTGAACATAATGTGAAAGCTGAGATTGCCGCAGGCAAACCACCTAAGCAAGCTGTTGCTATTGCGTACAGTGAGAAGCGTGAAGCCAGCAAGGATCCTAAGAAGGAACCAATGCATCATAGTAAACATAGTGCCGATCGTAGTAAGCATTACCATGAGAATGTAGTGGCAACTAAAGTGTTTCGTGGACCTACCAAGATGACTCAAGCTCGTAGTCAGAAACTTCAGAATGATGAAGATTGGGGTGAATAACTCTAATGAAAACAAGTAAGAATTCAATACCTGCATTAAAAGGTGTTTATACTTTAAACCCAACTAAAGCAGTTATGAAAGCAGGTTCGGCTCAGGCACGCCGAGCTGTTACAGAAAATGTGCCAGGATTTAAAAAGATTAAGCCACCCAAGGCTAGTAAAGGAAAAACAAAATGACAAAAGCACTTGATGCAAATTTAGACTTTGACGGAATGGCCGGTGATGGTGTTAATCGTTCAGGCAATCGCTTTGCCGGTAACCAATCAGGTCACACAATGAAAGAAAATTATGGTCGCGGACCTACTAAAGCTGGTACCACAGGCCGCAAAGCTGGCCCAAGCACAGCTTCACAAGGTGGTAAGATCAATGGCGGAGCTGAAGCTAAATGCCCAGCTAATGCCGATAAAATAAATGTAGGCGCAGGCCCACGCAAAGGAAATCAATAATGTCAGCATTCATGCCAGATTATAATGTGGTCCATGTAGCGGCCACAACTACAGTTAGCAATGTGGCTGTTCCAACTTCAGGACCAGCAACATTCAATATTACTAATGTGGGCTCTGACGCAGTATTAGTTGGTTTAACTCAAAGTGGAGCACCAAAGGGTAATGTTGTTATTCCATCAGGATGGCCTATGATGCTTCAAGCACAGAATCCAGAGCGTACTCCTGGAACAGTTTATGTTTGGGTTACTGCATTAACATCCACAGCTAATGTTTACATTAGTTCAGGATTCGAAGTTTAAGGGAATATTATGACAACATTAACTCCAGACTACAATGCCGCATGGCAATCTCAGCCGCAGGCATTATTCACAGTTGATCAAGATCAATTTGGAAAAACAATTTATTCTACAGTAGGTGCAACTGCCGCATTGGTTACTGCTGACAGCGTTGAGAGCTCAGGTTCATCTATTAGTATTAACGGCACAGGTATTATTGCTGTTACTGCTGATCAGACTTATCTGATAACTGCTCGCACTGATGTATTAAACATTACAACAGTTAATACTGCACCAGCTTTAATTCAATTGTTTAATATTGATACAAATGAATCCATTGGTGCACCAGTTCCTGTAGGAGCAACATTAACTACTGTTTATACACCTGTTGGTGCTGATGCAAACCTATCAGTAATTGCCACAGCACCTGTCGGTACTGAATGGGCATATCCAGCACAATTAGTTAATTCAGCAATAACTGTTCAAGTTATTGGCGGATATACTGTTTAAGGATAGTTCATGAAAGACGCTATTAAAAAACATGGCAAGTGGATTCAAGAAGCAATTAAGAGTCCAGGTGCATTACACAGAGAATTAGGTGTGCCAGCAGGAGAAAAGATTCCTGCTAAGAAATTGGCCAAAGCTGCCAAAGCTCCTGGTAAACTAGGTAAGCGAGCAAGACTAGCCGAAACATTAAAAGGGTTAAAGAAATGATTAAAGATTCACGCTTCAGTCAAGAAGTAAAAATCGAAACAGTTAAAGAGAAGACTGGTCGTACCTCAGTTAAGAATCCACATGCTGTTAGTAATGTTAATGTGGCACAAGGTCCACGCACTGGCAACAATGAAGCACAAGGAAAGCGTAATGCTTTTAAATCGGCTAAGGAAGATCGTGCTCCATTAGCCAAAGTGATTCAGGATGCTTATGCTAAACGCCAACACGAGTATCAGGATTATGAATACACTAATGGTGGTAGCATTATGGACAATGTTAATGAAGGTCCTCGTAAAAAGCGTAAATAATATTATCTAATATAGCTATGCTTGTGTCAAAGTCAAAGTTATAGATAAACAGTTTGGGAAGTCTGTAAAACTTCCCACTTCTTATATTGAAAAGGAAAATGAAATGAATAAGAAAACCAAAGAAGCCTCTCCTTGGGACAACAGTCCAGAAAGCATTATTGAAAGTGCTACCACTGAGTCTGAATCAGATCCCGCAAAAGAAACAACCAAACCTCGCAAAGAACCTAAGAAAGTTGAAGCTGAGATTGAACCTTTGTTTGATCTTGAAGGTCTGATGACTGACTTCCCAACTGCCAAAGAACTAGAACAGTTTGTTTATGATCGCACTGGCATTGTATTAAACTTAAAAGGCCGTAGCAACAAGTTCAAATACCAAACTGCTATGGATGTATTAAATGGCGCCGAACCAGATCCAAGTTTAATTGGCAATGAGAATCCTTATCTAAGTAAAGCTGACTTGGTTCCTGTTGATCCAATTAAATCAGAATTTCCAAAGGATCCTAGCATTGCTGGATTCGGTCCTGAAGTAAATGTATTCGACACTAATCTATTCCCTCATCCTGATCCAGAATTAAAAGCACAAAATCAGAACTGCCAAGTTCGTTTTGCCAAATATGCCAATGGCGCTATTACATATGAAATTTTGGGACCTATTACACAGCGAGCCATTGGTGAGCGTATTAACAAATATGGTCAGCGTGTTCCAGAGAAGTTTGTGTGGGTTGATCCACGAACTGGAGAACAAGTTATTGTTCGCGGTGATGGTACATTAACTCCACTAGGCACAAAGATTCGTGCATTTATGCGCCGTCAGCGTATGAACAATAGCAATATGTGGGATGTCTGGATTGACCGTGACTTTATTGTTAAGGACGAATTCGTTACTGATAACCCATGGGCGGTATAATGGATCGTCAGAAGTTAGCTGAACAACAAGTTCAAGACACTAGAATACTTCAGAAAGTAAATGCTGCCAATAGAGTGGCATTTACTGAAAAGTTTCCCGGACAAGTTGAGCATTGTCTAAGACTTACTATGGAAAGACTCCAAGCCGGTCTTGACAAGCGTGATGGATGTGATGTAGCGAATCCTAATACTTGGAAGATGTCATCAGTTGAAATTCAAGAGCTTGCTCATACAGCATATTTGTTAAACGAAATCCGCAAAGGGTTTTAAATGATTGATCCGGCATTATTAATGCGCCGTTCTTTACGCTATGTTTGCGAACAGCACGGTCTTGACCCAACTAATCTAGCTCATATGCCATTTGAAGCTAAAACTAAGCTTCAAGAATATGTCACGGTTGTTGCCGATGATATGAAATATAATGAGTTAAAATACTTTCGACCATTTAAACATCAGATTGCGTTTTTTGATACCGGTGAATCAGAGCGTAGAGGTATATTGGCTGCAAACCGTATTGGTAAAACAGTTAGTACATGTTTCGAAACTGCTTGTCATTTAACTGGACGCTATCCTGAATGGTGGCCCAAGCATGGCAAACGCTTTAATAAACCTATAACTGTTATGTGTGCCGGCGAAGGTTGGAGCCAAGTTGCAATGGTATTGCAAAATGAATTATTGGGCACACAAGATATCAAGATAACTGAAAGCATTGGATCCGGGATGATTCCTAGAGACTGTATTAAATTTGAAACAATGCGTAATGATGGTGCTAATTGTATGGGTGTTGAAATTAAACATGTGTCAGGTGGTTATAGTTATCTAGTGTTTGCCAACTATACACAGGAAGTTCGTCAGATGCAGGGTTTTAAATTAAATCTTGCAGTATTCGATGAACAACCACCCGATGATTTCTTTAGTGAAATTGTAACTCGTACAGCCACAACACAAGGTCAGGTATTATGTTCATTTACACCGCTAAAGGGCTTGAATGGTCTAGTAAGTAAATTTTGGCACCGTGAAGAAGGCTATGAACATATCCGTGTAAGCTGGGACGATGTGCCCGAATTTGATCCCTGGGACGAACCATTCCTATTAAAAGAAACGAGATTACAACTTGAACGAGATTACTTACCTCATGAGCGTGATGCTCGTCGTAATGGTGTGCCAGTTATGGGTAAAGGAGCGGTCTTCCAAATTAGAAGCTGGCCCACTTATAAGAATGGCGAATATGATTTTAGAAATACTTCTGGTCTTGAGCGTATTATTGCTTTGGACCTTGGATTGGTCAATGATAAAACTGTGATTAGTTTAATGTATTGGCACCCAGAAGATCAGGAAGCATGGCTGCACACACAAATTG